AGCGTTTTTAAATCGGTTTTTACTGCTGTCTCTTCTGTTATCTTTGACATAAACTATTTATAGAATCCGTCAAAAATCCAATCAATGAATTTTTGCCACTGCTTCTTAATCCATTTAACCATAGTTTTCTCCTCTGTTGTAGGTATCTCTTCTTTACAACCACATTTTGAACACTTACAAGTAGTGCATTCGCCCATGCCCGCAAGACAGTGACACCTATGATTACATTTATTACATTGTTTATTCACAATATATTCTCCAGTTAGTGTTGATTAGCGCAGAATTAATTCGTGCGAAGTTAGGTATCTTAAAGATTAATTATTTTCAGTCAAGAAATATTATCCGTAAATATCGCCCCAAGTATTACCAGATTCGTAATCTACTTTGTTAGGTACAGATAAAGTTACAGCATTTTCCATAATTTCTATTATCTTTTTTGCTTGTTCTTCTGATGCTATGGAAATATCTAATTCGTCGTGTATTTGTATATGTGGTATGATTCCTTCTTTATATAAATCTAGCATTGCTTTCTTAGTCATATCAGCAGCAGATCCTTGAATTAATTTATTTAATGCTTTGTATGTGTAGGCTCTTCTTATTCTTCCTCTACCATAAGTTCTTTCCGCTTCTTCAAATGACATAGCTTTATGCATACCAAATTGATTTGGTTCCCATTTATCAAACCTACATCTTCTACCAAGTAATGTTCCTATTGATCCAGATGTTTGTGCGTGTTTAGAAGTTGAATTCATTAACTCTCTAACAAAAGGTACGTTCTCGTGATACTGATTAAATAATTCTTCTGCTTCTGCTTTAGTTTGTAAACCTAATTCAGCTTGTAGTTTTGCTTTACCCATTCCATAAAACAATCCAAGATTAATTGTCTTAGCTTGTGTTCTAGAAATTTTTGCCATATCAGCAACTGTTTGGTGAAAGTCTACTGAGTTATCTTTAAATTTTTCTACAATCTTTGTTACTGATTGATCAAAAGAAATAGGTTCTGTTGTAGCTGCATAATGCACAACTAATCTTGGTTCTTGTTGTGAGTAGTCAAAGCAACCCCATTTGTGATCAACTTCAGGTAAAAATAAAGATCTTATCAATGGACCTAATTCTTTATTTCTTGCAGGTATCTGCTGTAAATTTGGATTAGAATAACTAAATCTACCTGTTACAGTACCGCCTGTGTCTGATCTAATTGGATTAATATCTGCGTGTATTCTACCTCTATGTTCGTGTTTTAATATAGTATCTATAAATGTAGTATGGGCCTTGTTTAATTCTCTGGCTTTTGCTATTTTCTTAACTAATGGATTTGCATGTGTTGAAAGGAAGTTTTTAGTAAATGATGGCGCACCAGTTTTCTCTGTGGTTTCATAAGGTAAAGAAAGTTTTTGAAATACTTCTGCAATGCTTCTTGCTGCCCATATTTGAGGCTCTATGCCTGTTTCTTTTTTTACTTCTTGGATTAAGTTTTCTTCTTCTGTGCTTAATTTTTTCTTTAATTCATGAGCTTTTTGAACGTCAACACGTACGCCTCTAAATTTCATATCAATTAAACAAGGAAACAACTGTGTTTCTAAATCAAATATGTTTGTTAAATTTTGTTTTCTTATTTCTCTAGATAATGCTTTAAATAATTCTAATGTAAGTTCAGCATCTTTTTCTGCATAAGTACCTACATACATTGCAGGTAGTTTGTACATTTCTTTTTTAGCATCTATGCCCCAGGAGTCTGCTGCTTCTTTCAAAGCTTTTTCATCTTTAACTTCTCCAAGATAATCAAACGATACACTGTTTAATGAATACCAAATTCTGTTTTCATCAATCAATGATGCCATAACCATTGTATCAATGATATGACCATTTAATTGTATTCCATATGATTTAATCCAACAGACATCATACATTGCGTTATGAAATATTTTTATTGCATCTGTTGCACAAACTTTTTTAAACCACTCAAGTACAATTCTTTTATCTAAGTTACCGCCACCTTCGTGTGCTATTGGATAATAACCTGACCATCCATCAACAGCTACAGCAATACCTACAATCTCTCCTCTGCCTTGTATGGCACCAGATCCTCTTGATTTTAAATCAGGATCTTTTGTTTCTAAGTCGATTGCAATATACTTTGCATCTTTTAAATCTGGAAAAGTTTCAGGACAATTCCATTCAGTGGCTGCTTCAAAAATCATTTATACTCCTAAAATATAATATGCTAAACAAATTGCCATAATTAAAGTTATGTCGATCAAACAAAGTTTATACATTATTTCTTTTTATTCTTTTTGTTATAACATTTTTTACACATATAGCTATAGTTGAATGCAATATTTTTCTTTTTACAAACAACGCATTTAACGTTTATCATCTTTAAGCTTTAAGATTTCTAACTCACAATAGTGAATTATTTTTTTTAAATCTTCTATTCCATTTTTATCCTTGTACCTACAAACGTACTTCACAACGTTCCCCTGAAAGAACGAAAGGTTATTTTTTGAAATAAATTCATACGGCTGAATGCGAAAAGATTTATAATGACTTCCGCCTACCTGCCTTTCTTGTGGAAATGCTTCTTCAAACATTTTTTTATTTGTCATACTATTGGTCCTCCTATGTTATATTGATATTCTGATGTTACCTGCGGTAAATACAGTTTTTCTTTTGCTCTTGTTATACCTACAAAAAACGTTCTGTGTTCAGGATCAGGATTTTTTAATGCTGATTCATATATGATTCTTTCAATGTCTGTAAATAAAACAACATTTTCTGCTTCTTCTCCTTTTACACTATGTATTGTAGATACTTTTATTTTTGCTTTCTTCATTAAATCATCGCCTGATTCTAATAAATTTTTTATATAAACCTTGCTTTCTTCTGGAAAATTTAAATGCTCCCAGCTCCCCGTCGCTCGCAACCCGTAATGTTCTCTAAGTTCTTGCATATCAACCGAGGTAATGGACTCTAGTTTTTTTTCATTCTTAAAGCCTCTCGCTACGTGCCGCTCGGTGCTAAGATATTGCCACAAGTCTTTGACATCATCCTTATTCACTCTAGCATCTTGATTCAATCTTTGCCAAACCCTATATGCATTTAACATATCACTAGGTAATAATTTTTGTATCTTAGAATCAAATCTTAAATTTAAATTATAAAAATGTTCCATCAAAGGTTCTAACATTTTATTAGTTCTAGCTAGTACCATCCATTCACCTGTAGTAAAATCTATTTCTTCAAATGCAGCATCATAATAAATTTTGCCTTCAGCATCTCTAGGTTCCCATTTCTTATCTAGTCTCTCCGTCATATAAGGAAAGATAGACTCAGCTAGTTTATGTATGACTTTAGGTACTCTTCTAGATTTTATTTGTGGATCAAAGTTTCCTTTTAAATTTATAAATATCTTAGGATCCGCACCTTGAAATGTATAGATCGTTTGATCATCGTCCCCTGCAATATAAGATCTGCTGCATTTACTCTCTATGTAAAAGAACATATCCCATTGCAAAGGACTTAGATCTTGTGCTTCGTCTAGAAACACAACGTCAAGAGGTGGGCATTTTTCCTTCTTAACAAACTGTGAAATCATATCGTAGTATTCAACCATACCTGTATTTTCTTTATAAACTTTTAAGTCTTCTTCTATCTGTTCAGTTAAACTTGTTTCAACTGTGTGATACATTTCTAATTGTATTGATGCTTCTTGTATGTCTAGCTTACGGGACCTAGCATATTCTATAATTTTCATATGTGGATTTATGTATTCTACATAACCAAATTCATTTGTTCTTGCTTCAAAGGACAAATCTCTACAATAAGTAGAATAATTTTTAAAACCATTCCATTTGTTTCCTTTTAATAATTGCGTGTTTGTATTAATTCCTAATTCATTACTACCTAAAGAATGCATTGTACCGATGTGATATAACTTATCTGATATTCTTCTTTGTGCTTCTTGAGCTGCAGCATTACTAAATGATATGTAAACAATTCTCTTAGGATCTGTTTTGTATTCTGTCAGTTCCTTGTTTAAATATTTAGTCAAAGTAAATGTCTTACCTGTCCCTGGTGGTCCAGGAATAATTGTTCTAAGCAAATGGAGCCTCTTTCATTTTTTCTTTTCTTACTGGTGGCCTGTCTACTTCAACTGCATCAATAACTAGATGTCTTGTGTTTTTACCATCTAATACAGTTTGAGTTTCTTTTGCACCAAAGATATCTTGTAACATCTTCATTGTGTTCTCGTGTTTAATATTCCAAGATTTACTTTTATTTAAAAAATTCCAAAAACCTTTAAATTTAAAATAAGTTTTTCCATTTTCTGTGAATGCAATATTTCTTCTAATATCTTCTTTCTTTTTACCTGGTGCTCTAGATACATACTCTGTAAGTAATTCTCTAAACTGCACATCTGTTTTTATTGATTCTGGCGCTTCGATAGGTGTAGCAGTTTGTAATAATTTATTAAGTTGTTTTCTCCAAACTAATTTAGCTATAGGTAACATCGCTTGATTAATTTGTTCTACACATTTTAATGAAAATTTATCAGGGTCATGCAATTCTGCTGAACTTACCTCGACCATATCCTCACCAATAGTTACATAATAGATAGGTGGATTAGACGTGTATTTTCTTATTTCTTTTATTTCTAAGCCAGGACTAAAATCATCACCCACACCAAATTCTTGTTTTACACATAGTTTAGAGTTGCAAAAAGATGCAATAGGTTCGTCTTTACATTTGTATTGATAGTCTTTACCATCGATGGACTTTATTAAAGTATCTATTTCCTTTTTGTCTAGTGGCGGTTCACAAAACTTATCATTGTAATTAAATATCTTTGTGTCCCAACTATCTGGAAATCTTTTCTTTACGTACACACCAAAGTTATACATCGCATTGTTTCTCATACCATTTGGTATTCCTTTTTCTGACAACATCTTTAAACAAGGTGGAGCACCTTTTAATAGATCATCTTCTTTATCTTCTATAACTTTAATTTGTACTAACTCTTGTTCTGACAATGCAATCTTTTCATAGTGATCAAAAAATTCATTTATGTTCATTGCAGTTCCATCTGACTTAAATGCATAACGTAATGTTTGATCTACATTGTGATAAGGTAAGTTTAAAAAACTACCTGTGTCTCCTCTTTCTGTTTTAACTTGATTTTGTTTTGGAAATATTTCTGCTCTAGCATAACCTAATGTGGAAGCTATATCTTTTAATTTATTTCTTAGTATTGCTGCAGGTACAAATTCTTTTGCAAATAAAAACACGTGTGCACCTCCTGACTTAGATCTAAAAACTGTTAGTGGAAATTTTTTTGCGTTAATTTTATCTATTAATTGTTTATGATCTAAACTGTAAATATCTATGTCTATGCAGGCCCATTTACATTTATTGTCCGCATTGATTGGAATAATTCCTAATGCAGGATCAACACCTTGTAGATGGTCTTGCCACATCTTATCTGTTGGTGGTTGTTTGGTTATAAATGATTTTGTCTTATGCTTGCCTCGTTCATCATACTCTTCTGTTTTACGAGTTTGACCATATGCGCTTTCTGATCCCTCAAAGATATTCTTAAATTTTTTTATGTCTGTCATGCCCTGTATTTATACTGTTAGTATGGGGAAGAGGATTTCTCTTCCCCAAAAAGATATTAACTTCTTTTAGCAAAGCTTGTGTAAAGCTTCTTAGCTCTATCATACATAGCTGCGTCCTCAACTTGACCAACCTTTGCTACATTCCATCCATACCACTGATTACCTTTTCCTGTATTTAATACAGAAGATAATTTATAAATATGGCTGAATGAAGGTGGAGTATAAGATCCATTTTTACCATCTAAAACAATAGACTTCATCATGGAATTCCACTTTCTGCTAATTTTACCTTGAGATGAACTCATAGATATCATTGCAGTCTCAGAACTTTTTTCTCCTAAGATAATTACAAAATGTTGTCCTACAGTTAATATGTAGTTACCGTTCTGCAATCTATCTTTACCATCAGGACCTTTAGTTGTTTTATCTAAAATGTCTGATGTATCAGGATATATCATTTCTGGTCTACCAGAACCTGTTCCATAATCGGACCATTCTTGGTATTCCAATTTATAGTAACAAGGAATTACATTTATTCCTTTGTCACCACTGTATAACTGTTTCGTAACAGTATTTAAAAACATTCCAGGTTCTGCACCTTCTACGTAATTTTGATTACGTTTCTGTGCTTCCGCTGAACCGTTTTGTAAAAGTTTTAAAATAGGTGGAGCCAGTGATTCTGTCTTCACATTTTCAAAACCTAGTTGTGCATCTTCTTCAAATAATGAAGCTGATGGAAGCCCTGCGGCTTTCTTTTGTGTCATCGCGTTTCTCGTATCGCTCATCGTTTATCTCCTTGTGATTTTTGTTTGGTTACCTGCAAACGGTTTAAATAGGTCAGCGGGAACATCAAGTCCAGATTCAAGACGTTCCCTGACCAGTGCCTTGAGTGTCATAGGATTTACTCCAACTTTCTGGACAGGTTCAAATCCTTGACCTCGTGCAAGGACAGCATAATCTGCTGCCTTGTTATCTTCGCCACGACCAAAGGTAACGGTAATATCATTTTTGATAATATCACCCAGACCGTTGTTACGAAGCCATTCAAAAGCTGCTTCCTGTTGATCTTTTGGAATAGATGCGCCGTAGACTTTTTTGACTTCTACCGATTCGCCATCTCTCAGCTTTAATTTTGTAATTTGCATTTCATCCATCATTGTAGGAATTTCAAATGCGGATAATTGTAATGCTTTCTCTTTTAATTTTTTTATAGACTCTTCTGCGTTTGCAATTTCGTCTTCTAAATCTTTTAATTCAATAACTTTATCTGATAATTTTTTTGCGGAATCAATTTGCTCAACTGATTGCATTCTATCATTTTCAAAATCTATACTCATATGCCTCCTTTTTTTGCTTTCTATTCTTTCTAATATAGTCCCTTAAAATAATATTGTCAAGGGTTTGTTTCAGTCTTTTTATATAAATCAATTTCAACAGGGTAGTACCTTCTTTCTTGCTTGTCCCATTTTAATAAATTAAATTTGCCATTAGTTATATCAGAAACGATAGAACACGCAACTCCAATTATTGCAGGATCGCCTGTAAGTAGTAAATAATCTTTAGGTGTATAATTTTTTAATTTAACATTTAATGTTGAGATGACATAATTTGGACTTAAAATTATTTGTGAATTTTCAGGAAGTAAAACTTTTAATTTACCAAATGATGATGCGCCAATGATATTTATTTTAGGTGCACCTATCTTAGTACCAGGTATATCTTGTATTACATATACCGTTGGTTGCGAATCTTTTATGTCTTTATAACTTAAACTTTCTTGCATTGACAGCTTATATCAAATAATATATATCTTTACAATAGAAAGTAAGATTAAATATGAATTATAAATTTAAAAGCAAACCTTTTGCTCATCAATCTAAAGCATTAGAAATGTCTTGGGATAAAGAAGTATTTGCATACTTTATGGAGATGGGAACAGGTAAATCTAAAGTACTTATTGACAATATTGCTATGCTTTTTAATGCTGGCAAAATTAATGGAGCATTGATTGTAGCACCTAAAGGTGTTTATAAAAATTGGTTTGATTCTGAAATACCAAACCATATGCCTGATTATATAGAAAAGAAAGTTGGTCTATGGCGAACAGATCCTAATGCTAAAGAACTAAAACCTTTGTTTAGTACAGGTGCTGAATTACATATTTTAATTATGAATGTTGAAGCTTTCTCTACTAAAAAAGGAGTACAGTTTGCACATAAATTTTTATCTTGTCATAATTCTTTAATTGGTATTGATGAATCTACTACAATTAAAAATCCAAATGCAAAAAGAACTAAAAGTATTTTAGCCTTAAGATCATTTTCTAAGTATAGAAGAATACTTACAGGTTCTCCTGTAACTAAATCACCTTTAGATTTGTTTTCACAATGTCAGTTCTTAGATCCTTGGTTATTAAATCAACAATCATATTATGTTTTTAGAACTAGATACGCTGTTTGTAGAAAAATAAATGTATCAGGTAGACAAGTTGAAATAGTTGTTGGTTATAGAAATCTTGGAGAACTTTCAGAAAAATTAAAACCATTTTCTTACCGTGTATTAAAAGATGATTGTTTAGATCTTCCTAAAAAAACTTATACTAAACGTATTATAGAATTATCTGATGACCAGAAAAAAGTTTACAAAACTATGAAAGAACAAGCTATTGCATTTTTAAATGGCAAGATGGTAACTACAGCTACTGTTATTACTCAGATGATGAGACTTCATCAAATTACTTGTGGTCATTTTAAGTCAGATGATGGCACTGTTCAAAAAATTAAAAACAATCGTATTGATGAATTAATGGATGTCTTAGAAGAGATGGAAGGTAAAGCTGTTATCTGGGCCCATTATAGATATGACATTGAAAGCATTGTTGAAGCTATATCAAAAAAATATGGAGATAATTCTGTGGTTACTTATTATGGTGATACTTCAACAGACGATAGACAATTAGCTATTAAAAAAATACAAGACAAAGATTCACCCGTAAGATTTATAGTAGGCACACCACAGACAGGTGGATATGGTATTACTTTAACTGGTGCATCTACAATGATTTATTATTCTAATGGATATGATTTAGAAAAACGTCAACAGTCTGAAGCAAGGATTGATAGAATAGGTCAAGAAAAACCTATGACTTATATTGATATTATTGCTGAAGGAACTGTAGATGAAAAAATCGTACAGTCCCTTCGTAAGAAAGTTAACATCGCCACAGAAGTTATGGGCGAAGAACTTAAAGATTGGATATAGTTATTTAATTTCTATATCTAACGGCTTGATTTCTTCTGGCTCATTAACGCCTAACTTAACAGTTAAAACGCCATCTTCCATCTTAGCATCATTTACTACAACATCTTGGTGTAGAGAAAATTGTTTTAAAAATTTTCTAGCTGCTAAACCTTTTTCAACATATTCTTTTTCTGAATCGTCTACTTGGCCAGAGATTGTTAAAACGCCATCTTTGTATTGAACTTTAACATTCTTCTTATTGAAGCCTGCAAGTCCTAACTCAATGCCATATTCACCTTT